TGTAGCTTCTGCGACTGTTGGCGAATTAGGGAAGTCGACTATTAATCCCGAAATATTAGAAATTGTTTCTGAGGTCACGTTGTGCCCTAAGCCTCCTCCGGCACGATATTGGACTGTGATCGTTGTATTTCGAGGAGAAATGCCGAGTGTCTTTGTCTTAAGAAGATTATTGGGATCTAAAGAAAACTTAGAAAAAGTCTTCTTTCCAAACAAAGGCAGGGCTAATTCAGAAGGATCTGGTACGATATCACCGTCGAGAACTCCGGCATTTCCAGAGCCAAAACGTATAGTAGTAACAAAGCTCCTGCTTTCAGTTTCAGTAACATAGCGGTAAGGCGCAGGAATAACCTCAATATTGTTATTGACAATTGAGTTATCATCTTGAATATTGAGTGTTGAAGCAAATACAGTGTCTTGGCTTAAAAAGTCCACTTCATAGTAAATATTGCCCTCGCTATCCCTGACGTCCAGAATTCCTGTAACATTAGGGCTTCCTAGAGTTATAGTTCGAAAAGGCACAGAATCATCAGGAATACTAAACGTTTCAGAAACTCTTACTCCTGAAACGCACTGCCCCTCCCGAGAAAGAATATAAGTATTGGGAGTTCCATCTGGATTAAACTCAAAGACTTTCAATCCTGCTTTAAGATTTCCAAATTCGTCTACTTCAGAAAAGTCTAGATCCTCAGTAAGATTAAAAGTAACATCGTTATCCGCAGTTATTACTGTTCCTGCTTTAATCACAGGAAGTGTAGAATTTTTTGGCTTGTAAACTGATCCTACGGGCTCAGCAGGAACCTTTAATAAGAATTCTACTCCTGCTACTGCGGGAGAAGCTCCCTGTATTTTAACGCCTGCAGACCTTGCTAAAGCCTCGATATTCTCTCTCTCAACTGCAGTCTGGGGATCTAGCTCTCTAAACTGGTGATCTAGGTAGAAAGAAGTAGAGTCACCAACATATGCAGCGAAGTCCAGAAGAAGCCCGCCAAGTGAGGCTTCAGAAAAGTCCTGTATTTTATCTGGGAAATACGTGCGTGCATAGTCTAATAATTGACTTCTAAAGTCATTAAAGTCTTTATTGAGAAAAGATCTATTTCTTGCAGGATTTAGATTTTTCTTTGTGTTCTTTACCAATCTAACCTCCTGTTGTAACTAAAACATTTATTTTTCTGTTAATGATATCAAGATCAGGTACGTCAAAACCGATCGTAAATCCTAGCGTGGCCAAGCCAGGTGAAGTCTGTCTATTATCAATAGCTACTTCAAAACTAACTAGGTTGACGAAGGGCATATGTTTAGCAGTCGCAGTTTTTATTCTCTGCATGACCTCAGCCTCAAAGTCAACCTCTGGAGTCATTTCAAAGAGCAGAGGTCGAATATTTGCACCAAAGTCTGGCTGCCCTAGTCTTTCACCGTGATTCGTCTTAATAAGGTTTCTAAGGTTATCTGATACCTGATCTCCCGCATCAAAATGCATAGAAAAAACTTCTTGAGGTCCTGACACAACAGTTCCGGGCCCAACATCAGCACTCAGCCTCAGCGGAGTCTGAATTCCAATGGGGGTCGATGAAACATTTGCGCTTACAATTGTCCCCGCTTCCGTAAGTTCCACGTTATTAGACAGGTCCCCAAACAGTCTTTCACCCGAAGACCTGAATCCTGAGTTTGGGTCGTTTTTTCCATTCGGAGTGGGTGGCATTTACAATGACCTCTTGTAATAAATAACCATAATCCTGATTTCTACACACTTGTAGAGTTAAAGTTGCATCTTTATTAATCAGTATTTGTGCTCAACAGTTAAATATGTTCTACGCGAGAGTACTAACTATCTGCCTTTCATGACCAGGGAATAGTAACTCCGGAAGTGTTGTTTACAGCCAGTCCAGTTCTAAACCATCCGTCAATAACTGATGCCAGAGCAGTTACGCATGTTGACGCAGGAGCTCCCCCCATTCCCAAGGGCATTACAGCTGCCGAAATAAGCGGTCCAATAGGGGCAGGAGGCGGTGTTGCCGTAAATCCAGGTTGCATTCCTAGGGCAACAGCTGCCGCATATGCAGTCATGCCTCCCGTGATTGCAACTGGGAATAGCATTCCCGGAGGAGGACCGACTGTCATCAGGCTTCCTTGCAGTGTTGTCTGCGCGGTGCTGAGTGTTGTGGAGGGTGGTCCGATGGAAGACATGTATGTGTTGATCGCACTGCTAAATTTTTGAGCAAACTCCGCACCTGTCTCTGGAGAACCCTCAAAAGTAGAAGACTTATCATCCATAAATTTACTAAGTTCTTGTGCTAGAATATTTGAAGAAAGCGGCATTACTTAGTTTTTCCGACTTGGCTAAGAATATTGTTTAGCCTTGATTTTATACCTGTAAATTGTGCAGAATTTACCGGTGGTCCTGACGGACCTACACCTGTTGGGACTGTAAGCGCCGCGATTGCATCTATAAGCTCCTCAATGATTCCTTTAAGCGCATTGCCTAATACCAAAGGCTCCGTTGCGGAAGATCCACCGATAAAAACCTGGTCACCCTGACCGTTGGCTTTCTGGTTTCCTGAACCTATAACAATTCTAGGCGCGTCAATAATAGTGTCTCCGCTTGGTTGCATCAATATGACAGCCTGGTCTCCCGGATCGGTGTCAGATACTCTTGTGCCCTCTTTTATTATTCTAATGCTTCCTAAGTTGCTGTCATCTACTTTTCGTGCAATTATCCTAAGTTCATCCGACTTCATTATCACGTAGGGTTTTTGGTTGACAGGTTGAGTTTGAGCATCTTGTGCTATATTAGGAAGAGACTTATAGGGAAATGTTTGGTTAGGATCATATCCTAGATTTCTATCACCGTCTGTTTTCATCGAAGCGTAGACCCGGGAAAGATCATTAATAAAGTCTGGATCGCCTTCTGATATTTTAGTAGCAGGCTGATTTTCCTTGGTTGCCCAAGTTCTCTTTTCTTTCTCAGGCTCATTCCTTGAGTTAGTAACTTCTGTTATCTGGTCAGTATTGAAAACAACATTATTAGCGTCTCTCAAAATAGACCTTCCGGCGACGATATCGATTGTTCCCTTCTTCTGGTTTCCTGTTCTCGGCTTAGTAAAGTTTTGATTTGCAGGTGCAGGTTGAGCTCCTGCTTCTTCTTCTTCGTAGTTTATGCTTGTACCATTACTTGAAACACTTCGATCTTCTCCCAAGACAATCGTCGCATTATTACTCCCTTGGAGGACTAAGTCTCCCGGCCTCTTGTTAAAGTCTGGGACAGGTTCTCGGGTTGTTTGTGCGTTAGAAAGTGAAAATTTGTAAATTGCCTCACTATTAAAATCATCACTCGAAATAGGTTGCTTAGATATGAGGCCAGGCTTGTTAGTAGATCCTTCTGGGCCTGAATCTAGCGGCCCATTTGGAAAGGGAGGCTTAGGTAAATTCTTGACATCGAGCTGCGTTCCTCCTGCAGGAGCGCCATCATTCTTCGCCACTTGTTGATCAGAATATCCTACAAACCTAGACCGATCACTATGAGAGAAATTAAGATCGTCCACATAAACGGGCTCTGTAACTCTGCTTATCCAGTATCCGTGACAAAAAAGCTCTGTTGTGGAAGCAACGTTGTCACTAGACTTAGTGTCACCCGAGGATGAAAACTCTCCTTCTAGAGAGTTGCTAATTGCCCAAACACACTCTCCTGGTTTTGCCGGCATTCCAACATGCCCGGATAAGAGGGGGTAATATATGCGCAACCCTGATGTACTTGCAGGAGTTATCTCGACCCCAATGACGGCATTTCGAGGTGCCATTCGAATCAATCTTTTAAATGTTTCATCAGCATCTGAGAGGATGCCTGGGGGCTCATCTTTAATTTTCCGGAACAACTTTTTAAAAGTCTCTTCATCTCTGTAAACAACTGGGTTGGTAATTACTTCTCTTACAAAGATTTTTTTTAAGACTGTGCGTGCACGTGTGGCTGATGTGGAGTTGTGGTTGAATGCAGTTCCTGAAAACTCTATTGACATTTTAGTTCTCGTCAGCCTTGATTTCTATTTTCTTATAAACATCATCTAGGTCTACTTCTTCTTCTACAACTTCTGTGTCGGATCTTTGCATAAGCTCAGCAAGCTTAACAAGCTGGTCATTAGACTTTGACATTCGCTCTAAGTATTTTGTCATCGTTGTTCCGTACAAGGCGTGCTTTTCTGGATCTGCAGTTATCTCTTTCCACAGATTAGTAACAAGCATGCTTGCCTTTTCTCTATCTTGGAAAGCGTTCTGGTAAATCTCATTCCAGATTTGCTCTTTAGTCTTGTTGTCATTCGAAGAAGATTCTGAACTCATCGCTTCCCTTTAAACCTCGATATTTCTTCTTTAGGCTTGAGATGGTAGTGGTTAGCTGCTTAGGTGTCAGTCCAGATATTTCTCTAAGATACACAAAGACTGCGCGCTTATTAAGAAACTCAAGCTCATGTGCACTTTCAAAAAGCTTCTTTATTGCGAAGATGCACATTTTTTCATTGTCTGTTCTGGCCTCACCCGTTAGGTGGTCAATGATATCAAATATCATTCCCTTTTCAACTTCTTTAATTAGGTTTTCTTCTTGACTTTCAATGTAATTAAATTCTTGAAAAGCACGTGCCTCATCTGCAGAAAAATACGTTTTATTCTCTAGGCTAATATTTTTTTTAACTGCTTTAGTCTTTTGCTTAGACTTGATGATCAAAAAGTTTTTTGCAACCACGTTAAAATAAGAGAAAGCTTTGGTCCCACGAGAAGCATCAAACTTCTTTAGAGTTTCATACAAAAAAGTGATGCAATCGTTTTTTAAATCCTCATAAGAATCGTGAAGACTTGTAAATCGATGGATGAATATTAGATTTTCAGTAAGTTTTTCAAAAGCCGGGAGGATCTCATTAGTATAGATGATATCTTGCTCTAGAGGATCTTCTGTTTCTTGAAACTTTACAATTGAATCTTGAGTTCCCGAGTGAAAGTAAAGCTTTGTTTCTTTTCTTTTTGCAGCTACTTCAGGAGAAGCAGGCTTTCTCTTTCTTTTTTTCTTTGGAGCATCTTTATTCTTCTTCATTAGACACTCTTGCAATATCTTGGGCTATTTCCAGTAACGCTATTTCAACATTTTTAATTTCATTCAAGACTGATCTTACCTCCGGACTGTCAAAAAACAGGGGTCTTTCAAGTATTTCGCTTATAGCTTTGTAGGATTGATCGATGGAATCAAGAGAAGATTCTATTTTCTCTTCAAAATTAAATATGACTCTAGCAAACTTTACTAAAAAATAAGCTTGAGCCAATATCACAATTCCCAATACTGTGAAAGAAGCATAAATCACAAAATTCCCTCACATACCTGTTCATACTTTTTAAATGCCGCCTCTTCACTAAAGTTTTCAACGATAAACTTCTGGTGATCTCTTGCTCTTTTCTTGAAAATCTTTTCATGCTTATAAAGAGCTTGCAAATGTTTCTCTGCTGACTTTGTCTTAGGGTTTGCCCAGCAAGCACCATTTACAAAAATATTGTTGTCAATCTTGGTTGGCGGGACGTTAACTAAATCGTATCCTACTTTCATATAGCCATCACCCTTTAGGAAGTCGGTGTGCCCAGACCAGCCCGTTGCAATAACAGGAAGTCCGCATGCTGCAGCTTCTAGTAAGGGTAAGCCAAAGCCCTCTCCTCTAGTTAAAGAAATAAGGCCTGACATTGTCGGGTGTCTATAAAGCGCATTTAAATCCTTCTCGGGCATAGCGCCGTGAAGAAGATAGAGGCGCGGTCCTTTGCCTTTTCTTAGCTTGTTAACAACATCAGAGACGAATCCCTGGCAATGCTTCCAATCCAATATGGTGTTTCTTCCAACATTAGTCTTTAATACTACACCAACGTCTTCGTTATCTTTGAAAGAATCCATAAGGCATGTGAGAGTCTGTACAATATTTTTTCTATCTTCTTCTGGACGCATAGAAGTAAGCTGACCGAACACAAGAAAATTTCTTTTAGTGTCAAATTCAAAAATACTGGTATCTGGTGAAGAATCTAGCAGTGCGTTTGGAAAAGTTTCCTGAACTACATGAATATCAGTCTTTGGATTTCTGGTCTTGAGGAATACCGACTTTGTAAAAGAAGTAGGTACTATTACGCTATTCATTGAATCAACTGCGTCAACCCATCCAGGAGAGCATACTGTGGTTTCAACGCCCGCAGTAACACCAATATTAAATTTTGCAAGATTAGGGTCCCACTCATTAGGTAGCTGAACCTGGAATGATACGTCAGGCCGAGCCTTAGCGGGCCCTGCTATCTTCATCATTTTTCCAATGAGGCCGTCGCATTCATCTCCGTTTACATACCAAGAAGTATCGCCCCATGGGACACACTGTATTGTCAGACTTATTTCGCCTCTATCATGCTTGGAAAGCAACCATTTAGCTATTTGACGACTGTGAACACCATATCCACTCTGTGTTAATACAGGGGCTCTTAAGACAACATTTTTCATAATCTTGACAACTCCTTTAGTCTCCAGGGTTGATAAATTTTTTCTCGATCATTTTCCCAGGTCTCACAAAGATTTATGAGGGTTTCATTCCACTTGTCAATAGTATTTTGCATTGCAAATTCTGATGCCACATAACTCTTAGCTTTTTGGCCTAGCTCTTTTCTGGCTTCTGGGCCTATTTCATACAGGTGCATCATAGCATTAGCTACCTTTTCATTGGCACAATAGTCCTCATAGATGTAAGGCACCATTTGACTTCCTACAAGAGATCTGACGTCTGGATCGAGAGCAACTCCGTTTTCACTTCCGTCTCTGTGATCCACAACCTGCCTATAAAGGCCGCCTGTCTTCTGTGCGATGATGGGATTGCCGCACTGCATCGATTCTAAGGTCGGCAGCCCAAATCCTTCATTCAAAGCAA